GTCTACGTCACCGGAGCGAGTGAATACGGAGAAGCAATCCTACCACAACGCTCATCCACCTCGCCTGTTTGGGTGTACTATCGGAGTCCTTATCCAAACTACGCAAGCAACGCTACTGACTTCCCGTACCTCTTTGCAGAGTACGTGGTTCTCGGAGCATACGGGGATTGGCTTTCCTCAGACGGCCAACAGGACAAGGCACAAGCAATTTACCAACAAGCGGAATCCGTCTTGCAAGTAGAGTTGGATAAACTCGAAAGACAAGAGGGACAAAGCCAACCACTTTTAATCGAAACATACGGCACAACCATTGCCACAACTGCATAACATTATGGCATCTACATCAGAATATCGCGGCCTCGGACTTAATGGGGGAACCTACATTAACGATACTGCTAATCACACAGGAGACTTCTTTTGCTTTCTTGCAACTGAGGACACTGTTTTAGCAAGTGTCACAGGTAATATTGACAACATTGCTGACCTTTGCACGGGCCAAGATGCAACTGTTCTGTCAGCAAATAGCGCTATTTACGGACGCATAAAATCAATCCAGTTAACTTCCGGCGCAGTAATAGCGTACAAGATGTAAGATGATTTCACTTGATCTCATAGTAGGAGTACCAAGGTCATTTACAAGTGGTGGCACCCCACCAATCGACGGGGCATTGAGGGCTGAACAAGGCCCATTTTTAAACTGCGAGGACGGGAGCATCCTTGCCTTCGACTAAAGGACAAATAAATGGCTAACAAACGTATTTCTTCACTGAGTTCATTGGGCGGAACACCCGCCAATGACGATATTATTCCAATCACGGATATTTCGGACACATCAGGGTCCGCCCAAGGTACGACTAAAAAAGTCACGGTTCAGAATTTATTGGCAGGCGCTTCGGCTCCCGTCACGTCTGTCAATTCATTGACGGGTGTGGTATCGATTGATGCCGGCAACTTGGCCGACTTTAACTTCGATGGGAATCCAATCCTTGGATTTGACGCAACCCTGAACGATCAAACGGGTACGGCTTATACTTTGGTAGCCGCCGATGCGGGGAAAGTCATAACTTGCAACAACGGCTCGGCCGTGACGGTCACGGTCCCTTCGGGCCTCGGTGCGGGTTTCACTTGCTCAGTCATCCAAAAGGGAGCGGGCCAGGTTAGCTTCACCGCATCATCGACTACGATTAACAATCGGCAATCGCACACTAAGATTGCCGGCCAACATGGAGTCGCATCCTTGATCGCTACGGCCGCCGATGTTTTCGTTTTAGCAGGAGATACCGCAAGCTAATGAGTTTGGTTTTACCAACATTCAGCGGGTTCGTTCAGCCTGCAAGCGGAGGCGGAGGCGCATTCGCAAACACCCTGTCAGGCTCATTCGACGGTACGGATGACTACTTGGACCTTGGTACCGCGAGTGCGTTGAATCCGACTTCAAGCCTTACGGTTTCGGCTTGGGTAAAAACGGATTCTCACACTAATACTCCTGGCGTATACGATGTTATTTACTCATCGAGTAAAGATTCTAGCGGCTCAAACGGCGGCATCGCGCTAGCAAACAATCAAAACAAGTGGAAATGCTACTTCTACTCAGGAACGACTTGGTATGCTGTAGAAAGCGACAACAACGTCGTGGACGGTCAATGGTATCATTTGGCTAGCACATGGGACGGTACGACTGCAAAACTCTACGTAAACGGGAGCGTTCAGACGAGTACCGCTAGTATCAGTTCGATTACCTACTTCACAGCGGTTTCGGCAAAAGTAGGTTCATACTTTACGGGTAACTATTTGAACGGTTTAATAGACGAGGTATCCTTATTCGATTCAGCGCTTTCCGCTTCAGACGTAACAGCAATATACAACAGCGGGGTTCCTCCCGACATTTCGTCTCTCAATCCCGTAGGATGGTGGCGTGTAGGCGATGGAACAGGCGACACGGATTCGGCAGGTGGAACGCCTGCAAATGGTGACACGATTGGCACCGTTGTTGACCAAGGGTCGGGTAGTAATAATGCAACAGGAACGAACGGCCCGACTTATTCATCAACTGTACCATCTTAATCTTATGAGCAAAAATTACGTAATCATCGACGCTTCAGACGTCTCTTCAATCGACTTCGACCAGGTCATGGAAACCTCGGCGGACACGCTGAGATATTCACTCGACGGTTCCAAAACTTTCGTAAAGTTCGAGGGATCGACCCCAAGCTTTCTTGAGGGCAAAACCCAATATGATCATTCGGAAATTCTTACTATTCTCGCCGGCCCCGAATGGACTGACCCCGATGGCCCTCCAGGTGAATGAAGCGATGCCACGTAGTCCTTGCAGTCGATGCCATTTTGCTCCTTGTCATTGTGATCCTCACAGGATGCTCAATGAAGCAATGGTATCCGACTATGGGGGCCGTAGTGGGAGGGGGAGCGGGGGCGCTTGGTGGTCCTGGCATAGCGGCAGTAGGAGCGGGGAGCGGAGCTTTAGTTGGGGAAGTTTTGCAGGGCAACAAAGAGGTGGCCGAAGCAAAGGAAACCATAGACGCACTGACCCATGGAGATGTTTCGGAACTCGTCCAACAGGGCATGGCCAAACACGCGAGTGGTTTCGACGAATTTACGAGTTATATCAAAAAAATATTAATAGTCGCGGCCTGCATTCTTGGGGCATATCTCTGCATACCGATTTTCGTAGCACGCAAGACCGCAGAGACTTGCTCTAAAACTGCCGCAGAAAGACACATGACAAGACCTCCCTTCCCGACAAATGAAAAATCTTAATAATCTAATCGAGCTTTACCGCGCGATGACCACCCAAGGCAAAGTGATCACTTGGTTCGCAGCTATTCTCATCTCAATCTTAATCCTAGACTGGTTATTCTAATGATTGATCGCGACTCACTCTTTGGTATCGGTGGCACAATTGCCACGTTCTCCGGTTCACTCCACGAATGGATCGGAGTGGTGGCCGGATCTTTGACCATCGTTTTCATGTCGGTTAAAATCATCCAAGTGCTACGCGACAGGAAGTGAAATGGGAAGGTATCGTTCATACGGCAATCTAGATGACCAAGTCCAATCAGAAGGTGATCGCGGATTTCGAGGGATAGATTCCTACAAAGAGAAGACAAGTCTCGAAGGTGGCTTTGTTGAGAAGTCCGAGAACATGCGTCTGATTGGTGACTTGGCTGAGACACGCAAGGGTATCGACTTCTTGGCGGGTGCAGTCACCCTTACCTACTCAGGGGCGGATTACGTGTTTGCTTCAACCTTATTCAGCGATCCTGCAACGGGTGTAGAATTCGTAGTAGTTGCAACCCGTACCAAAGCAATCATTTGGAATGACGCGAATAACTCAGGCATTGCGATTGACTACCCCGGTGGTGAGGTAGTGGCAGCAGGAGACGGTGCATCTTTTGTACAGTCGATGGAGAAGTTGATTTTGTTTCGTGGCAAGAACAAGACCCCGCTCGAATGGGATGGTGATTATTCAAGCCCGACTGACTTCGTAGTCAAAGCAAACGCTTCACCTGGTGCGGGTAGGATTCAATGCCCGAATACGGACTTTGGCGTATTTTTCCGCAACCGTCTGATTATCCCGCAACCAACGGATAGCAACTATACCGTGCTAATGTCCGACCTCTTGGACACGGACAACTACTACCCCGCAGAATCGCAGTTCAGAATAAACAAAGGAAGTGCGGATAAACTCGTAGGCTTTTACCCCTACCAAGAAGACCAGTTAATCGTGTTCATGCGTAATAGCATCCACATGATTAATAATATCGCGACCACCTCTGCCGCGAATACTTACGAGATCACCCGTCAGCATGGTTGCGTAGCTCGCAAGTCCATCGCACAGAGTGGACCTCAAACATTCTTTCTGTCGGATAACGGAGTTATCGTCCTGAGTCCTGGTACTGACCCCGCAAAAGGCTTGGGGGTAGCTATCAGTAAAGTATCGGGAGAAACAATTCCGATGACTCAGCAGATCCAAGATCAGTTCAGTGACGTAAACTTTGCCCACGCTGACAAGTCATGCGGAATCGTGTATGACAACAAATACTTCTTGGCCTGCCCCACGCTTAATTCTTCCGTTCCAAATGCCGTATTTGTGTACGACCTGTTGAGTTCATCTTGGATAAGCGTAGACAGTTACCCCGCAATGTCGGGTAGTCTGGCGTTCCATGTAGACGATTGGGTGGTATGTATGCACGACAATGGGGGTGACCCACCTAGACGCAGACTCTTCGCGTGCAACGACACAGGATGGTATCTCATGGAGGAGAACACGATTGACGATAGTGGACGAAAGATCGGGTCCACCTCGGAATCGGGAACTACCGCAATAGCCGGGAAACTCGTCACCCGTGCCTACACGCTTGG